GTTGACTGATGAAAAAGCTATTATTTGCATTTAGTCTGCCGATTTTGCTGTTTTGTCTGCAAATACCTCCAGCGGGCGCGCAGCCGGCGGCGACGGCGGTCTGTGACAACGGAACTGAATTGACGATCCACAAAGAAAAACAGTTTGAAATATGCTGGGAACGAAACCCGGAACCGGATGTCGATAAGTATCAGATTTACATATCAATGACCGAGGGGCAAGTCGAGGCGACTTTCGGCGAGCCGGTCGACGTGGCCATGGCATGTAATGATAATTATTGCTTTTCGGGGCCGCTGGTCAAGCCGGAGGTCGGGACGTATTGGTTTACCGTAACAGCATTAGACACGTCACAAAATCTCGAAAGTGCGCATAGTAACGAGGTCAAGCTTGTAATAGAGGACAGAACACCGAGCAAGCCGAGCGGATGCAGCATTCGATTATTCTAAAACGGAGAAACTATGACCAGCCCAAGACGAGCAAGCGACAACGGAGCGGAATTTGTTTTCAGGTACCGAAAGGTCTTTGATATTACAACGGCAATAGCAATAATTGGCATACTGGTTTCTGGTGCGATGTGGGTACAGGCGACCGAAGATAGGATCAAAGCAGTTAATACGGCCCAAGTTCAAGCTCGAATGAATTGTGACGACAATTTTCGGATATTAGAGCGTCGAATCGAAAAGGAGAGCGCTGAAATAAAACGCCAGCAAGCAATCGACAAACAACATATTGTAGAGCTTGAGCAGCGAGAAGCGAATAACAGAGAGTTTCAGGGCGAAGTCAGATCAGACTTAAAAGCGATCAAAGAACAGCTAAACAAATTCGTTGAATCAACAACGTCGATGCTTTGGGAATTGGTTAAGAATGGTAAAGATAAGGAATGAAAAACAAACACCAGATCGAAAAAGAACTCGATGCCAATCTTACTCTGGAAGAACGTCAATCAGATATAAGTTGGAAGATCATTCGGCATACCGGCAGAGAAGTGTATGAACGGTTAATTGAGAAAATAAAACATGGTTCCAGAAACCAAAATAATTCGCATAGAAAATAATAAAGCCCACGGCATGTTCGGCGTGCTGCTTGTCTACGACACAGCATTTTGTGTGACACTGGAACCGCCCTGGAAAGAGAACGAGATCAATGTGTCTTGTATTCCTGCAGGCCGGTATCTCTGCACAAAATATACAAGCCGTAAATATCCTGCCACATATCAAGTTAATAGCGTGCCAGGGCGGACAAGGATATTATTCCACCCAGGCAACACAGTTGAAGATACAACTGGGTGTGTGATTCTAGGGCAATATTTCGGTAAGCTACGGACAAGCCAGCGAGCCATTTTGAACAGCGGCAACACGTTTCGCGATTTTATTGCGTGGATCGGCAGCAATCAAAATTTCTGGCTTGAAATAGAAACGGCGTATGGACACGATAGCGTATAAAAAAGGCTTCAAGTACCAGCTGGTCAAGGATTATGTCGTTGATACGGACGTCATACCGAGCGGCAACATATCGACTGAGTATATCGACTTGAGCATGGCCGGCACGTTGACGATAAAAAAAGGTTACGCATGGGACGGACCGAGCGGCCCGACGATTGACACGTCAAACTTTATGCGTGCAAGCTTGGTGCATGATGCACTTTACCAGCTTATGCGCGAAAATCGCATATCGCGAAGTTATCGCGAAAAAGCCGACGGTCTTTTAAAACAAATGTGCATAGACGATGGCATGAGCCGGTTGCGTGCGTGGTATGTGCATTTTGCAGTTGATCGAGCGGCAAAGCGAAACGCTCGGCCGAGCAAACGTCGATCAACATTATATGCACCATAAACAAAGGGGCGAATCATGAAAATTAAAGATGTTTTCAAATCTCGAACGGTTTCTTTTAACGCCTTGATTGGGGCGGCCGTGCCGATCTGGAACCATGTTGCGGCGCTGGCATTTCCGCAAGCGGTTATCGGGGCAGAATTAGCGAACAACATGCTTGTTTTTGGCAATTTGCTATTACGCTTTATGACAGACGGACCGGTCGGAAAGGAGCAAGGAAAATGAAAAAAATCATAATTGTTTTTTTATCAATTCTATTTTTATTCAGCTGCGTTCATTTAATAAAGCAGCCGAGTGTATGTGACCAACCAGGAGCCGAGAAATCCTATCTATGCGCACAATGCGAATCAATAGGGGCACGGATTGAAGATGTGGATCTGTTTCTGCAGATTGCAACTGCTGAAATAGATGTCGATAAAGAGGAAGTCCTGAAGTTTTTAGATGATGTCGAATCGTTTCTTTTAGTAACCAGCAGCTATGTTGAACTATTCATATTCGTAAATCGGTATATCGACATCAGCGACACTTCTACCTTAATCATATCGCAATATTTAAAGCACCTTAATTCACCAGCTATGATCAGCGAGTTTGATCGAGGCTTGCTAATGATTCATATTGAGAATCAGAGACAGCTTTTAAGAACATTATAGCTGCGGCGTTGGTGGCCTATAGGCTACATCAAATAAAAAATAACCAGGTGAGCAGCCACGGCGCAAGCGGGACCGGGAGTTAAATTAGCTCCCGGTTTTTATTAATGACAGGATTAAATCAATATCTTGTTTACTGTAAACGACATACATATAGGGCGTTGATTTCTCGATTACGTGAATAAAATATTTTTGTAACAGAGTAAGTTTACCTGTTTTACGCTTTACTTCTATAAAGATAGGCGGGATATTCGGTATAAATACTATTCTATCAGGTACTCCACGATGCTGCAATGAGTTCCACTTTAAAGCTACTCCTCCTAATTTTTTAACTTCCTTGCACAGATACTGTTCGATTGTACGTTCTAATGGATTATCTGTCATTGTGCTGAGCTGCTCTGGTTGTATTCTTTTTAAGTACTTTTGAATACTCATAGTCTAAGTTTTCAGGAGTAATACCTACAGCTAACAGTATGTTGAGTAAGAAGCAAAGCGAATCTATCGCCTCCTCTTTAATTGCTGCTGAGGAGATCATGGGAGACTCATGTATAGCTTTATAATTTTTTGCCCATGGTTTATGTATATCACGTGAGTTATCTCCTAAAGCTTCCATTAGCTCAGTTAATTCCTCTGCTAAGCAAAACTTCATCTGCTGTATGAATTGGTAAATTTCGCCCACTGTATACTTTTCATACTCACTTGGATTTAAAAGAGGATATCCGTCTTTACTACAAAGAGTAGCTTGAAAATTTGCTTGAGCTTTTAAAATTTTATCCAACATCACCTGCCCCCTCATATATATATTTTATTTCACCAATTTGTCTAATAACTTTTTTCTTAATAGCTTCATATTTTTCATGACCTGGAAATTCGTCACGACGTTTAGGATAAAGAAACCAGTTAGCCTTGTAGTCAAATGTATCGTTTTCAGGTTTAGGCATATAAATATTACTACCTCGACCAGAAGGCACTGTTTTTTTATACCACTCGTCGGGACCGCCTATTTTGATTTTATCAATCAAAGGCGGATATTGTTTCACAATAGCTAACCACATTTGCATTGCAATAACATTATCACTCATGGGCTGTATTTGTTCGTCCAATCTTTGACGTATAAACGCCATACAATCTTTTAAGTTACCACGTGCATAGTAAAACGTGGCAAGATTTCGCGGTAAAATAGTTCTGGCATCTAAAATAGACACTAAATTTGAATCAACCATTTCAGCGTATAATTCTTTTGCAGCTTCTGTAATTCGCATAAAACGTTCAAGATACGCGCTTTCAGCAATGGCAGGTTTAATTACGACGTCATCATGACGTTGATCACGATCAGCAGTGCATTGTGCAGAAAAACTAAACATACGATGACGAAGGAGATGTGTGACATCGATGTAATCCATGCCGCTTATTTTAAATGTCAAATTAATTGTTTCATAAGCAGTGGGTAGCAATAAATTGTCAAATAAATCTCTTAACAGTTCATACCGCTCATGTTTTGGTATGTCATAGTAAGGCTCGTCCCGCCATGTCGCTGTACAAAAATCAGGAATATAGTTAAGTAGTTCATCAATTGTGGGGGCATATAGAAGATCAACTTTAATTGTTTCTAATTGATCGTAATAGCAGGTGATAGATTTTTCACCTGTTTTAAGTTTTACTGGAAGCTTGACGTCTGGTAATGAGTTGTCAATAGGCATTTTTCATCTCCTTTAGCTTTTTAAGTATTATATTTACGCACACATTTATAGACAATCGTCCTGTATTTAAAAATAATCTATGCTGCCAGTTTGCACGTGTAAACGCCATCATGATATGATTTTGATGTTCATGGAATGTTAAGTCCCCAGGTAGCGGAGACTCATTAGCTTCTATAAACCGCTCTTTTATAAGCCAGTCTTCAGCAAAAAGACATACGTGTAAAACAGAATTTGTGTTTAGTGATTGGCACAATTGATGAAAACGTACTTCATCAAAAGGTCTACGTAGTAATTCTGCAAAGTGACGAACTGTGGTAGGGCAGCGTTCTATAACGTAGTGTTCGTAATTAGTTTTTTTGTTTAGCGCATCAACTAATGTAGATTTACCAGATTTGTCTATACCTGTAATCATTACGCAAAACATTATAGCATAATCTCCTTTAAGGTTTCACATAATGCTGCAGCTCTTTGACGCGAGTCAATAACTACTTGAGACATATATCCATCATTACCTAACGCAACTTCATTTTCTGCGTACTGCATGCATTGTGTAACATCTGCTAACGCAACAATTCTTGACTCATAAGATTCACCCTTTTCAAATTCGATATACGCATGAAGAATAATACTGGGTAGATCTTGTAGCGCAGTAAACTCAACATCTTTTAATGCTTTAGCTACGTTAGGATATTTTTGTTTAATTTCATGAGTTATATCATTGACTTCATATTCAGGTATATCATGACATATTGCTAAAAGCAACGCATGTTCTAAATCAAAATCGTATAGCTCGTGTAGCTTGATGACGATACACGCAACAAGAAATGAATGAGCTGCTACTGTTTCATTTTTAATCCGCGGGAGATTACTGTAACGATTAATGTAATTGAGACGCATTAGCTTATCATAGTATTCTTTTATATGTTGCATTATTCAAGTTCTCCTTTCAACGTGTAATTTGGCCACGCATTAGTACGACAAAATTTTGTTATGCCTTGTCTAAGTTGCTTAACATCATAAGCAACATAACTAGCAGACTCAGCAAGCATAATATTAAACTTCATATCATTATGTTCAAACCAGATATAGCAAATAGGAACTCCATTTGCGTATGCGTAACCCGCTTCGAACATAGTACCTACGTCTTTATCATCTGTAATTGCGACCATAAAGTCGCAATGTTTAATTTGATACGCGTTTTCTTCAAATACTTCTTCTGATGTCATGTCATTTTCAGGAGTATAAAGACAATCATCTTTAGGTGAGTAATAGGAAATCTTAACAAGTTGCAAACTCAATTTTACCAATTCAACGCGCTTTGTTTGTTCATCATTAAAAAACGGGCCCGCAATATAAGCTTTCATTTGTTACCTCCTTGTTGAAAACGTTGTTGTAGTTGGTCCCTAAACTCTCTACCAAAGTTATCTTTAGTTTGAAGTGCAGCGTATACACTTTCATCAACAGTATTTCGAGTAAGTAAATGGTGGATAGTAACAGGCATTTTTTGATTTTGTCTATAAATACGCCCGTTAAGTTGTCTGTATTGCTCATATGACCAGGGTAGACTATACCATATGATATTATGGCCTCCATCTTGTAAGTTCACACCGTGGGAAATAGATGCTGGATGTACTATTAGACGAGTTAATTCTTTTTTGTTCCAAGATTGAATAAGTTTAGAGGATTCTTTAACAGAAACGCCTCCGTATATTACAGGAACATTTGGAAAAACTGATTTGATAAAGTCGTACTCAAATCTATACTGTATAGCAATAAGAAAGGATTGAGATTTATAGTTAGCTAAGATGTCAGATAAGGTATCTAACTTTGTGTCGTGGATTTTATGAGCTTTATGTCCTTCATCATACATTCCGCCGCTAACAAATTGTCTAAGCTTATTTGTTAACGCTGCTGAATTTACTGCCATAAATGATGTTGAGTTTAACTCGATTAAAAATTGTTGCTCTAGTATGTTGTAATCCTTTTGATGCTTAGACGGGAGTGAACAATAGATGATATTGTTTGTAAGTTTAGGTAGTTCTAAATAATCAGATGATTGCATCTTTAAAGAAATATCTTTAACTTGATTTCCTATTTTTTTAAATGAAGATCTAAGCGGCTCCCATGTATAGCCGTAATAATCAACTTGTCTAAAATATTCTTGTCTAAACCTGTACCAACTAGTTCCTAAACGTTTACCCCGATCAAGAATATAGTACTGGGACCAGATATTCATTAAGTTACCCGCAACAGGCTCACCAGATAAAATTATGTGTCGCTTAAACAGAGCAACCATACCTCTTAACATTTTAAAACGTTTAGTTTTAGGATCTTTTACAGCGGTTGATTCATCAAAGATAATTGTGTCAAAAGGAATATTTTTAGACGTGCGTTGCTTTTTTAAAGTACTGTACAGCCATTTTATTGATTCATAATTTGTAATGTATATATTTGCGGGCTGCTTAAATCTTGCGTCTTTATGTTTACCGTGCAGAATTACGTGAGTTAGAGATTTTGTATGATCCCATTTTTGTATTTCTTGAGGCCATACGTTGTAAACAACTCTAAGCGGCGCAATGATTAGACAGCCTTTAGACTTCTTAGCCTCAAGTAGGCGTTTAATAGCAGTTAAGACTACAACAGTTTTACCTAATCCCAAGTCTAAGAATAAAGCGCAGTCGGGATGTTTTAACGTGTGGAGGACTGCCTCAACTTGATATTTATGCGGGTTTATTTTCATAGACTGGGACTTCCAATTGTCTTGTGCTTTGATCAAGAATGGGTGAAACAACATCAGCTTTTACTTTTTCTAATGCTTCTGCTGTTTCTTCATAAAGATCCATTTTTATAAATCTTGTATAGCGTCCCAGTAAACGTTCTAGAATTTTAGCTCGTCGTTTATAGTTTATTTCGATAATAATTAATAGTTCAAGTTGATATTGGGTTAAGTCTTTAATTGATTTAGACAGGACAACCCAATTCTGTAGATGTACAGCTTCTTTTTTAATTTCATCTTCTGACACGTTAGTGTTTTTGAGAAATTTAGGCTTGATCAATTCCATAAGCTTATCCTTTCTTATAACGATTAGTAATAAATCCTTCACTGTCTATTGGAAGCCCAGGATATGTTTGTTTATCAGTATCACACATAATCTTGGTAAAGTGATCTAAAGATCCGAAATTCTCAGGGTCATGTGATACGACTTCATCATGCACAGAAAATATTACGTTGTAACCTTGTTTTATTAATCGTATTTTTGCCTCAGCTAAAATGTCTCTGGCTAATCCTTGAGCAGCGTTTTCAATAAGACGGCCGGGTATAATCTGAAGTCGTTTCCACTTGCGTGTGTATGGATCACTTCCCATAAACGTTATACAAGGTCTAATCTCTCCCCACGGCGTTTCTTTAGGCTCAACGAGCGGCTTATAATACGCAATTCGTCTGCCCGACGGAAGTATCATAAAGAGAAAATCGTGATCATATAAAAATCTAATATGTTTATAGCGTGTTAGAGCTTTCTCAATAATAGCAGTTTTTGCTGCAGTGTAAAGTTTGTCCCACAGAGTAACTATCAAATGAAAAATTTCACGATAGAGTTGTACTGTACGTTTTGATTCATACAAGTCAATATCGAATCCATAGGAGACACATGTTTTATGGAATTGCGTATATCCCATTCCGTATCCCAAACCTAAAATTGCTGTTTTAGCATGTGTTCTCTGGTGTTTGTTCACATCTTCATAAGTAATACCGTTATAAAGCTTTGTTGCAAACCACTTGTACTGATCCATGTTCTTGCGAAATAATTTCAGAGATTCTTCATCTCCTGCTAACCAGCAGGTAACTCTATTTTCAATACTTGAAAAGTCTGATACGATTAACTTATAGCCAGGTTTAGCTGCCACAATTGGTCGTACCATAGCAGATCCGACATACATAGGATCGTCGTAGAATAGCATAAATGTTTCAAGCGCGTAATGTTTCACAAGATACGCAACTAAATCTGGGTCCTTAACTTTAGCGTTTGGTAAATTGTGCACCTGAAAATTTTTACCGCCCCACCGTCCCGTAGTAGCTCGGTGGTAGAATAAGATGTCGTGTATAAATCCGTTTTTATCTACAGAATCAATAAGCCTATCAAACTTCTTAGTTGATGTACGACTCATTTTCTGACGTATTGTTAAAACATCAACTACAGGTTTAGGTGGTTGTAGTTTTGATTCTAATATAGTTTTAACTGTATTAGCTGTTAAGTCAGGTAACTCTAGTCCTTGTTTTTTGGCCCATGCAATAATCTTGTCACGTTGTCCGGGCGTAGCAACATCGCCATTCGTAATACGCTGTAGCTTTGCAACTTGAGTAGTTTCATAATCATCAAGGAGATGTTTTAAATTTTTAACTGTCTCTATATCTATAGGTACACCGTTAACATTCATGTTAACAGTCATTAACCATAATTGACGTTCATAATTGAGCAGTTTGGCATAAGGTAATACTTTAGCAATTGCTCTTTCTGCTTGTACATCTTGGATGCAATAGCTATACATGTCTTCATAATCTTGTGTTGCAGCTTCATAGGACCAGCGTATATGAGGATTTGACTTTGTAGGTTTTCTTGGTTTTGAGAGTTTATTGATTAAATAGGTGCCGCGCTTATCTTTTTGTATATCTAAATTCAATGCTTTTCCACAATCAGCAAGGTGAGCAGGTAAAGCAAATGATGTTGCAAATGCCATTGTGTCGTGATATTGTTCAAGCGGTATCTTAGGCCAGTCAAATTGTTTTGTACCGCAATAATTCCAAATAAGAAATTCGAATTCTGCATTCCAAGCGTGGAGTTCCCACCCTAGTTTAATTCGTTGTAGTAGCACAGCTATATCTGAAAGGTTTGTTGTCTGTGGTGTATAAATACAGGGCTCTTCATCGTTAAACGCAAATGACAGGCAGATAATTCTAGTAGACGGGTGATTGGCATATTGGAACGCGCCTACTTTTTTTAAATCCGCTTCTGAGTATGTTTCAAAGTCATGGTAGATTATATTAGGCATTAGGAATATTGTCTCCTGGAGTCTCTTGGAGTCTCCTGCATAACAAAAAAGACCTGCCAACTATGTATTAAGTGCCCACCCGACACTTTTAAATACGAGCAGCTGCGGTTGACTAAACCGTAGTTAAAGATTTTTATTGCATAGCTGGCAGGCATCATAGAATTATCCAAATAGCGCGTCAACATCTACGTCTTTAGCAACAGTTTCTTCTTTAGCATCAGTTTTTGCGTCTTCAATAAGATCTTTAAAATCTTCATCTGCTGAAGCTCTACCATCAAGACGTTCTGCGTCACGTGTTTTCATGACATTATTGAGACCAAATGACACGCCTTTATTACCGTTTTTATCATAATAGAAAGCTGTAATAGAGGCTCTTGCGTACATTCCGCTATAGACGTCGTCAGCATTAAAAAGTAATTCACCCTGCTGGTTAATGACTTGCGGCTTTTCAAAGGACGACACGTTAACGAACATACAATCAGCATATAGCGCATCATCACGTTCATTACCATCACGAAATGGTGATCGAATGTTTTTGGGCCAGGTTTTCTGATCAGGCCCGAACTTTTTAGCAATCGCTTCGGCTGCTGCTTCTTTCATTTCAGTAAGATCTGTGCCCTTTTCAAAGATCATACTAACAGAGTATTTTTCATCATCGTTTAGCGATTTACCTGGTTGAAGTAAACGAGCATAGCTTGCTCTAAATTCTGGTGTAATAATTCGTGTTCCCATAATTGTTTCCTCCTTGGTTTTAGTTGCGGGTTTCATTGTTTCGCCCTTACAAATAGGGCATTGTGGAATTGAGTCATAATAGTGTTGGCTATGTTTAGGACAATATTTCATCGATTTTTTCTTGTGCGATACCAATACAGACAGGCACGCGAATCTTTTTTAGAATTAGGAAAGTGTTCACGAATATCAGCTGCAATTTCATCATCTGTCATATGAGCCCACTCATCTGAGTAAAGCATGGACTTTACATATGAACCCATAAATCGTTGCGCGCGGGGTATAGATTTTTTTCTGAGTTTAACTTCAACTGATACAATTTCCCAGTCCATTCCGTTAACAGTGTCCCAAATTTTTTGGCAATGTTTGAACTTACTATCGACCTTTTTAATTTCTGTGAGGCCAACATTGACACGAAGTTTGATAATGTGATTTGCTTTCAATTGCATAAGACTGTCAGCTGAGTTAATAACTAAATAATCAAAGTTTGATTTACGTCCAGCTTCATTTGCGTCAAATTCATCCTTGTACAAAGCTTCAAATTTAAGATCTGTAAAGTTCAAGAGAAACGATTTCATACTAATACAATCCTTTCGGGAGAGCTATTAACTCTCCCTGTTTTAAATTTATGCAGCGTATTGTAAATAATAGTCGTCAGTAACTGCTGTTAACAAAGGAGTTGAATCAGATACGGTCATCAGCGGCTGTTTTCTCAAAAGCCGAGTTACCCCGTTGTGCACTGTATTCAATGTTCTAACATTGCTGCCCAGCTCCATTTCTTCATCCATACAATTGTGGAAATTGTGGAATTGACTGGGTGAAAATACTTTGTTCATAATTAGGTCATACGTGATTTCTTTTAAGACAGGAGTTTCAATTTCAATCTCAGCGTATTGAGCTAACTTGGTGTCCATTTGTTCCTTGTAAACAGGTAACTCGATAACAGCTTCTTTTGTAAGGTCCTCCACTTCTTCAATATACAGGCCGCTCGTATGTTTTCTGAATGTGAGGAACTTACCGCTGAACATAAGATTTGCACAGTTGACAATATGGAGACCGGAGCAAAGTCCTATAGATAAGGTTTTGTCTGTGCTGTTTCTCCAGCCAAGCATGAAGTCTGAATCATTTCCAGAGTTAAGAATAAGAGTACCAAAAGCCTGTGAGCCGGATTTATTGGTATCAATTCGATGAGATTTTAGTTCAAAGCCTTGAGAATCAATTTGTGCCTCAACAATGGCTGCAAGATCATAATGGGCCACTGGATGGAAAGTACTGGTACCCTTAACCGAAGGTAAAGCCTTTAAGTCGTTGATTGATACGTTTTGTCGTTTCATGATTTTCTCCTTTTTAGTCTATGAGTTTTGCCAAGTCCATGTCAAACGCATGGAAGTAAAAAAAAAAAATTAAATTATTTTTTCACAGGACATATTTTTACAATGGAATTTATATTTAGCTAAAATACCCAATCCCCGGACTAAAGAAACTTCAACAACCCACTTAGACTTCCGGTTAATAATAAACTCACAATCACCTGAAATATTTGCTGAATTTTTTAATTTAGTTTTGGCTGCTTTTGAAAGATTCATCGTTTTTCCTATTTTGTTTTATTTGTTATTGTTGAGTATAGCGTACCATACAACAAAAGACGCGTAAAGGCTTTTTTTTAATTTTTTTCACTTTTTTTTAACTTTTTACAATATTTTTTAAACATCCAAGCACAAGTAGGAAATTTAAAAGAACTGCAAATGATGTTATGAGTCCAGCCTCTTTATAAACTCCTATAGCAAACATGCCTAAAATAAGTAAAACAATTAAACTTTTCATTTTTGCACCTTTACAGGTAAAGCTGTTCTATATAACGGTTTTCCATCAATACGTTGTATATCAACGACCGTCATTCTAGGAGCAGCTACAGCTTCTTTTATGCTATTCATAAATGTAATAACCTGTACAAAAGTTATTATTCCTAAGAACACGCATATCACGGCTAAATAACCTTTTATTTCATTCATTTTTTTAATCTCCGTATACAGCTAAATTAGCGCCGGGCCGGACTTCGACATCATAATTCATTGAATAGTGATAAGTTCGAACCGGCCGCCAATCGTCCATTTTAACATTTATTTGCCCGACTTCGATCAAGATCCACATCAGAAGCCAAGCGATGATTAGCAATATGAAATCAGTTGTGTGATTTTTCATGGATTTAACGGTAATATTTGTTTACAATTTACACAAAACATACGTTGCTCTTGATAGTAAACAATTTTACCTGTACTATTTGCCAAGCCTGAAATTTTGTGAAAAATTGTGCCGGGGGTAAATAGTTTACCTTCACATTTTTGACATTTAACTGCTGGCTGTTTAACCGGATCAACATCAAATTGAATTTGTTGCTGACCTTGTCCTACTCGCGGTATTTGCATTGGAATTTGCATCTTTTTGTTATTCATAACTTAACTCCTCACATATTGGGCATTCTGCTGCTACTTCTGGATTTTAGTGTATATGACTACGTTTTATACCTACATTTAAATCTTTATAGCCTTTAAGATTCCAGTCAAAACTAACTGTATATTTTGGAGTTACTAACGGTATGGGTCCCCCAGGAATAATTTCTGGTAAATCTGGATGCTCAACGACTATTTCAAGGTCACCGCGTTTATGTGTTATTCTAGCACGCATAAATTTACATTCACACGGTAGATTTAGGTGTTTAATTAATATTGCGGGTGAAATTCTAATTCGTGCTGCATGATATGTATCATTCATTATTTATCCTTTTTTTACTTGATTTTCAAGATACTATTCAGCGAATGCTTTCATTTCCGATATCTATCCACCGGTTGATGCTTCGCTATCTTCCTACCGGCCGACGTTAAAACGTTATGCCGTATCATTGTTGTTGCCATTTCTCCCCCCTAATATCATCCAGTATAGACGATTATTTTGTTTTTCCCTCGCAATAGCCCATGCAGCATCTCTCGCAGCCCTTACATCAGCCCTCGCAGCAGCCCGCGCAGCATCCCACGCAACAGCCCACGCAGCCCACACAGCAGCCCTCGCAGCATCCCACCACGCATCCCACGCAGTAGTCAACGCAGCATCCCACCACGCATCCCACGCAGCCCACGCAGCCCTATCAGCAGCCCTCGCATCAGTCCACGCAGCAGCCCTCGCATCCCTCTCAGCAGCCCTCGCAACAACCCTTAAATCGTCATTGCCTGTTTTTAGATATTGAATAACAACGTCGGGCGCATCCCACATATCAATTACGTCAAGGGCACATAATCTTGCGAACTTCCGCAAAATAGGCGTGGCGTCATACCCCCATAGGTATTTGCGTTCCGTGGCAGCAATTTTATCGTCACCAATAACCATATCTCCGCCCAAATCAACACGCCAAACCATTCCCCCAGGCGCATATTCAAGGGCGTCCAGAGGCTTTACACTTCCATGCAACCCCTGTTTACACAGGATAGGCTCACAAGCAACGGTATGCGTAACTCCCGCTTTAATAGTGCGCCCATCGCCGTATTGTAGCTTGCAATCGTTTTGTGAAAAATACCATGCTTTCATCCCGCCTCCTTTGGCGGGGCCGGCAAGCCGTCCGGTAACCCCTTTATCCGGCCCTCTAAATCTCAGCATTAAGCCGGACCCCGTTCCATTTCGCACTCGGCTTGCCCTTGCCCCTTAAATACTTGCCCAAATCATCACAAGCCTTGTGGTACTTGATTCTCAAGATACCACTCAGCAAATGCTTTCATCTTTTCACGTGGTATGCTTATTCTGACATACGGACTTATTTCAATAATTGCACTTGTCCCATTGGCAGTAAAACTATAATTGTTGAACGCAATTCCCTGTTCATTTAAACCTGTTCTTAACTGCAACAATGATTCGCAATCACATGGTCTCATGATTTTTCCTCTTTACTCATGTGCTCCTCAAAATCATGTGCTGCGTTAACTAAAATAGCTTTCTTAGGACTTGATTCAGGAGCTATTGTAGGATTACCTTTTATATAGTCAATGTAGCTTGTGAGTTTTTCATGTTTTTTCTTATCGATGATTTTAAGTACTTGCGGCGGTGATTTGAGTTTCTTGGTAAAAATGTCACCTACTTTCATTCTAAACTCTTTTCGAAGCACGTCTTTCATTACAGACTCATCTTTCCACTTTCTGGTCACCCGTCCTTCTACAAGTTTGAAATCGTCAATAGGGATGCCTTTGAGCAGCAACCCGTGCGCATGAACTCTTACATTAGTAATCCACGTTTCTAAAAACTTCAACAACTGCAGTGCTTTGGAGATGTCTGTGTTTGATAGTTTAAATGGATCTGTCATCTCCTGTTCATACGTGTTAACTTGTGTAGCATCAAATGTTTTAAATTCTTGTCTTGCGACGTTTAATGCCAGCTCAGCTTGATATTTGCACGTACCGCTTGCAGTGCACCAGCGACATGCTTCTTCTGATGCTTGGAATGTGGGATTTTTAGAATTTGCATTTTTGATGGCGGGCTGCACAATATTCTCAAGCCATAGCTTTAAGTCTCTTGGATCATGTTTTGCTATTTTATATTGATTACCGTCTCTATCACGCGGTTGAATAATGATTGTATGGATACTTTCATACGTTTCAAGTAACTTCCCTGCAGCCATAATCGCGTATAGTTTTGGTTGCGGTGAATCTGCAGAAACAGAAACGCCTTTACCGCCTTTTAGATCTACAACAATAAGAGTGTCAAATTTTACATCAATTATACAATCAGCAGTACCGTATATATCTTTTGTTAAATAGACCTTTTTTTCATACGACATTTTTGCGTCGGGATACGTGTCTTTTAAATTCCAAATAGAGTCAATGTAAAAACGTACTGTGTCTTCAAATTCTTCAGTAAACACAATATCAAAACCGTCTATTTTAAATGTTTGTCCCAGCAATTGTGACGGGTCTAAATCTGGATCACGTAAACACTCTTCACTAATTTTATGCATCAAAGTTCCTTCTGCGGCATATATAGACGGTTTTGCATTTGAATAATCCTGTATAGACGCACTTCCAGGACATGTCAACCATCTTGAAGCAGAACTTGGACTTAAATAAGCGTGTTTGGCCATTATGCCCCCCTTTGTGCAGCGTTAACAAATTTTGTGTATTCAGTCTCTTTGATGTCACTAACCTTCTTAGCATTAAACTTAGCTAAGAAGTCAATTGTTTTTTCTTGGCCTTGTTTATCAAGATACGCAGCCAAAGCTGTACGCACATCGTCGATCGTTTTGGGCTCTTCAGTCTCTGATTTGGATAGTCCTTTAGGCTCTGGCCAGGCGGCAAGTTGGGCAACAGTTTGATTTAATTCGTCAATAGAGGCTTTTAGCTTTTTAATTTCATTTTCTAAACTCATAATCCGTCTCCTTTTAAATAAATTGTTATTGTGTTATATGAAGCTACCATAAAATAAATGATTTGTAAATACTTTTTTTTATTTACATTGATAAAAAATGATGATAAAACAGTAAAAAATTCAAAAAATAGGATGAGAGTATGACTCAAGAACGTTTTTATCAGGCAAACGAGTTTTTGAAGCTTTTAGATCCTAACACAACACAATTCACTTTTCAAACTTTTGACAATACAGATAACCGAAATCCTTCTTTAATCCATATCTTCCACGGCAGCTTAAGCCAGCATTGGGAACGATTGTGTCAACTCAATGAGCAAGGCGCTGGCATATATGTTACTATAAATCGTACAGATCTTAAAGGCCGCAAAACTAAAAACATAACACATATACGGTCTGTGTTCTTTGAAAATGACGATGGAGTTAACCCGTCAAAAGTTCCATTTGATATGTCAATGGTAGTAAAGACCAGTCAAGGTCGCGGGCATATGTACTATTTGCTTGACGACGCTATCAGGATAAACGAAGAATCGTCGAAACAATTTCGAAATATTATGGAATATATGATCAGCCTGGGAAGCGACAAAAACGTAAAGGATTTAGCAAGAGTATTACGTCTCCCAGGTTTTTATAATCACTCACACGGCAAAAAAGAACTTGTTGAGCTCAAGCTAACAACAAAGTACCGCCATACATGGGAACAACTATGCAGTGTGTGCAAGTCAAAACAAGAAGCTGACGTTCTAGAACAATTAAACGTAGGTGATACGAAGAAGATCGTTGAAATAGCTCTTATATATTCAGCTTTACAAGCAATTGACCCAGATGAGTCATATGAAACGTGGTTAAAAATAGGTATGGCATTACATCATGAAAGCGGCGGCGGTAGTGAAGGACTTGAGTTATTTCATAAATGGAGTATAAAAGGTGCTAAATACCAGCAGGGCGATTGTTCAAAAAAGTGGAAAACATTTGAGCAAAAAGCAGATAGCGAGCACGATATAACGATTAGAACTTTGTTTAACGTCGCATATAATAGCGGTTGGTCAGGATCTTATTCTCTCCACGAACGATATATCAATCTGGAACGACATAGAAAACTTGATTTGATCAATCAACAATATGCTGTTATTTATATGGGTGATGGTGTAAGAATTGTGCATAGAGGCTATTCTTCTATACGTCAATGGACAACTAAATTTTTTACAAAGCAAGACTTTGAATTAAAGCTTAAGAATCAATTCCTGCCATACGTCGTTTGGTCAAATCACGCAACTCCGCGTCAACTTCTCAAAATCAAGCCTGCTGCCACTGTTTGGCTTGAATGGTCTAAAAGACGTGAGTACAAAGGTGTTGTGTTTAATCCTGATAATAAAATTCAACTTAGCAATGTGCCTCAGCAGCTTCCCAATACGAAATTCTATAATCTATATCTTGGTTTAGCAAATCCAGGGAAACCCGGAACTTGGCCTATGATAAAAGATCACATATACGAAATATGGTGTAAAAAAGATAAAGCAGCTTTTGAGTACGTGATTAATTGGCTATGTAATATGTTTCAAAATCCGGGAAGTCGCGGGCATACGTGCTTAGTACTAAAAAGCGACAAACAAGGCGCTGGTAAGAATATAATAACCGATATAATCACTGAGGCATTTGGAGAACATGGTGTATCTGTGTCAAGCAACATAGGCTTAACGGGAAATTTTAACGCATTGTACGCTAAGTCTATATGCTTTGTTGCGTCAGAAGCGGTGTGGGCAGGGTCAAACAAGGCACGAAATATGTTAAAAGGCTATATAACGGATTCTCAGATTGAATGTGAAGAAAAATTTCATCCACGATATATAGTCAAAAATTGTAGTCATTTGATTTTTTTGTCCAATGAGGAGTGGAATGCTCCTGTGGAGTTAGGGGATAGACGATACTTTGTATTAGACGTAAGTAACAAATATGTGAAAAATTATGAATATTTTGACCAATTAGCTCATTGCATAAAACAAGGTGAAGGGGACGCGTTTATTCATTTTTTACGTACACATAATCTCAATGGATTTAAACCGCAGCGTATGCCGCAAGTAATTTCTGAGGCTAAGATCGACAATATAATGCATGGTCTCGGATCTGTTGAAGCATATATTATGTCAGCTTTGCATGAAGGTACCTTCATAAACATTTTGGGTGAATACTCAGATGAACCTGTGGAGACTGAAGTGACGTATACTAATAAGCAGTTATATACAGCTTATTCAGAGTATGTGAAATCCGCCACAGGGATGCGTTATACGTTACAGTCTAAGGTTCACTTCTTTCGGAGATTTAGAAAATTTTTCGGTAGCGATGGAATTTATCCCGCAAGACCTACAATTGAAGGAAAACAGCAAAGAGGTTTTAAGTTAGCGCCTATGAGCGATTTGCGCAAAATTGCAGAAAATGTTGTGGGAGGTAGCATAGAATGGCTAAATTAATTTGTGCGAAACGCGCAAATAGCACAGTAAGCACAGTAAAACTGGTCAAATGTACAGTAACTCGTACACTAACTTTTTGCGCAAGTGATTGAAATGTATTTATATTTCTTATTTAGTACAGTAAATACAGTAAATAATAAATTATATATGCTAACCTATTCTAGTACTTTTATCTATAAGATAGATGAGCCCTTTTTACTGTATTTACTGTACATTTTAACAGTATGGTGAATTATGTCAATAGCTTAACCTAGTACAATAAGAGAATTTTACTGTACACTATACCGTATGGTTGTGCGAAACACGCAAAAAAAGTAAAGGGGGCATATAGGGAGGATATAGTGGCTACCTTAAAGAAATGCAGCATATTTCATTGCTACAACAAAACAACTAAGACCTATTGTAAGGAACATAATGCGTTTAATGAACAGTCTAACAGGCGGCGAGGCTCTTCGTATGAACGAGGTTACACTGTTAAGTGGCGTGTAGCGCGTCTTGACTACTTAAGTAAAAATCCGCTATGCGTAACATGCGCCAAAAGAGGAATAACTACATTTGCTACTGTGGTTGATCATATAGTGCCGCATAAGGGGGACTACAAACTATTTTGGGATAGATCTAATTGGCAGTCTATGTGTAAGGTATGTCATGATAGTAAAACAGCCAAAGAAACAGAAGGATTTGGCAAACAAAAGCCAGATATAGGGCTTATCAATGCTAATAGGGGCCCTTCGCGTGGGGATACTGGTACATAATGAAGGTGGCTATATATACAGAAACAGGTGGCTGTATACATGTAGAAAGGTAGTGGATACATGATTGAGGCACCAAAGAGTACAAGACACACATGCTATGCTAAGCTGTGGATTGCGCAGTGTGGCAGATACGGTTGTAGGCGCCGGGTTGATGTATTTTGGTTGTATTCTGGTGCTTTTGTATTGTGTAAGTTTATTTGTGTGTATGCACGTGCACAGTTTTGGTTGACACAACGTAACGCTGCAGCTGCTGTAGGTAATATCTGCAGTAAGTTTCTCTTACAGCTAGGTACCAGGGCCCCCTAAGTTTCTGGACGATACAGGACAGTAACCGGACATTCAGGTAACGCTACACAAAGACGATATTAAGTGGAGATGAGAAAATGGGTAACATAGTAGGTCAAGGACGTCGAAAGAAGCTCAAATCTTTACGTTCTCTTGAAAACGCAGCGTACACAGGAGATTCTCCTCCAAGGAAATATGTTAAATCAAAATTGCCGTCAGCTCCTCGATATTTAAGTGTGTCGGCAAAAAAAGAGTGGAGACGTGTGGGTAAATTATTACTAAAGCATAACTTGATTAGTCGATTGGACTTTACAGCGTTTGCTGCGTATTGTCAGGCGTATGGTTTATGGGTCGAAATTGAGGAGAGACTTAACATATTTAGACAAGACGGTGAAAATATCTTTAGTGATAAGAATAATAAGGAGCATGCATCTGAAATTCAACAGCTTCTTAGGCTGTCTCAGCAAATGTCTACGCGCGTGCATAAGCTGTTGCAAGAATTTGGGCTTTCTCCATCAAGTAGAAGCAAAGTGCCTTTTGAAGAGGAGACAGAGGATAATCCGTATGAGCAGTGGAAAGAAGGAAAAAACGACACTAGTCCAGCGAAGAAGTAACTTTGATTATGAGGATCATCCTGCTGTTCGCTACGCGCTTGATGTTTGTAATGAGGTCATTTTAACTTGTGACTGGACTAAATTAGCAGTTGAACGCTATTTTTCTGATTGGGAAAGAGCAGAAAATGACGATCCGGAGTTTCCTTTTTATTTCGATGTTAACGCTGCTATTAGCGGAATAAAATTTTTTTCTTGGCTTCATCATTCAAAAGGTGAGTGGGCAGGGCAGACATTTGACTTACAGCCGTGGCAGCAATTTTATTTGTGGCAGTTGTTTGGGTGGAAGCGAAAGTCTGATAAGTCTAGACGATTTAGAACTTTTTACTTATCTGTAGCAAGAAAAAACGGGAAAACGACTCTTGCAGCGGGATTGGGATTGTATTTTTTGGATGGAGACGGAGAACCGGGAGCTGAAGTTTATAGTGCTGCGACAAAATTTGATCAAGCAAAATTGACTCATATTGAAGCTGAACGAATGGTGAAGTCGTCTCGATTTTTGCGTGATCATATTACAATTCACGTTAATAATATTTTTTGTAAGAAAACAAATAGCTTTTTTAGAGCCTTAGGACGTGATCATGATAGTTTAGACGGGCTAAATATGTCGTGTGGTATTGTTGATGAACTTCACGCACATAAAACTCGTGATTTATGGGATGTGCTTGATACAGCAACAGGATCTCGTCGTCAGCCGTTACTGTTTACTATTACAACTGCAGGGTTTAATAAATACTCAATTTGTTATGAGATTCATACATACACACAGCAGATCTTAGAACAATCACAAGTTGATGATACGTTTTTAGGCGGTATTTATACTATAGATCCAGGAGATGATTGGACTGATCAGTCTATATGGATAAAAGCAAATCCTAGTTTAGGCGTTTGTACAAAGCTAAATGATGTACAACGTAAGTTTAAAAAAGCGTCTGCAATTGCTGCTGCTCAAAATTCATTTATGCGTTTACATTTAAATATGTGGACTGAATCTGAGACTCGTTGGATTACAAATACGACTTGGTTGACAGCAGGATCTGATTTTAATCACAGTCTTTTACGGGGTCAGCAGTGTTGTGCAGGGCTTGACTTATCTACTACAACTGACGTTTCTGCGTTTATTCTTGTATTTCCGCCTACGTATAAAATTGATACATATAACGTTTTGTGTAGATTTTTTATTCCCTTAGACAATATTCATAAACGTGTCAGGAAAGATAAGGTTCCATTTGATGTTTGGATTGATGAAGGTTTTGTAACTGCAACTCCAGGAAAAGTAATTGACTATTCGTATATTATTGAACAAATAGAAAGAGACTCGTATGATTATGACTTAAGAACTATTGCATTTGACCGATGGGGCGCAACAAAAATATCACAAGACATACAAGATCTTGGTTATGAAATGTTTTCTGACGCGAAGTCTAAAAAACGATTACAAAATCGATTACTATTTCCTTTTGGACAAGGATATAAGAGCATGAGTCCGCCAATGAAAGAATTGGAAAAACTTATAATTTCTCAAAAATTAGATCACGGTAATAATCCAGTTTTAACATGGATGTGTTCTAATGTTGTTACAAGAGAGGATCCCGCAGGAAATATTAAGCCTGATAAGTCAACATCTGTTGATAGAATCGATGGAATTGTTGCGCTAATTATGGCATTAGACGCTGCTTTAAAGTTAAAACCTAAGATGAAGATTAAAATGCCTAGCGTAGCATAAGTTTTCCTTTACATTATTTAATTTATTTGATATATAAAATATAATTTAGTGTGTACTGTTGAAAACTGGAGAAGATTGGGATTTTTTGTGATGTAGAGAATACACAGTGAAATCATTTATTTCTAAACCGGATATATTTATCGCAGTAGGCTTGTCTCTATTAGGGACAGGCCTTTTTATTTGGTTCTCTGTAGGGGTATCTCTATCAGTTTTGGGAGCTATTTTTTTAAGTCTTGGAATATTAGCTAATCGATAGGTTGCTTTATGGGTATTTTTCCGTCTGTACTTAGACTATCGTCCAAATACGGACCTGAATCTGATTTTTGGTATAATAGAGTTGTAGCTCCTACAGATGCGGGTATTGATGTCAACGAACAAGTTGCGCTAACGTATTTGACTGTCTTTGCGTGTATATCTTTAATTGCGGGTGATGTTGCAAGGCTTCCCCTTAATCTTTATCGTAAGCGTAAAGATGGAGGTAAAGATACAATAACTGATCACGCGCTGTATGATATACTACATAACGTGCCTAATCCTGAAGTTACTTCATTTAATTATCGTGAAGCAAAACAGGGGCAATTGTTATTATGGGGTAATACTTTTGACTTTATAGAACGGGATAAACAAGGTAGAGTTCGTGCTTTATGGATTATTGAGGATCCCAATAAAGTAAAAGTATTTCGTTCAAAATCGGGAGAAATTGCGTATCAGTATAAACGCGCTGACGGTACAGAGGTTACTCGCACACGATATGAAATTTTTCATATTCCTGGGTTTGGATTTAATGGCTTATACGGCAAATCAATGATTACTATTGCACGTGAGTCAATAGCAGTTGGGCTTGCTGCTGAAAAGTATGGCAGTCGTTTTTTTGGCTCAGGAACTCACCCTAGCGGAATTTTATCTTTACCTCCTGAGGTCGAGCTCGGCGAAGAGGAGGACGCATATAATAAGTCGATCAAGGAACAATATGCGGGTTTAGGAAAATCACATAGCGTAATGATCTTAAAAAACGGTGAGACATATCAAGCTTTAAATATGAGTATGGAAGATGCTCAATTTTTAGAGACTCGAGATCATCAAAAAGTTGAAATTTGCGGAATGTATCATGTTCCGCCGCACAAGATTGCTTTGCACGGCGCGAATAGTAACTATAATAATTTAGAACAGGAAAACGCGGCATATGTTGATTCATGTTTGGTTAGATGGTTGACTAGATGGGAATCATGTATTTCACAACAGCTTCTTACAGAAGCGGAACGTCGTTCAGGACTATTTTTAGAGTTTTTAGTTGATGGACTTTTACGCGGTGATGCTCAGGCTCGGGCTACTCATTACAATAAAATGTTTCAAATTGGCGCGATAACTCCTAACGAAATTAGGGCAAAAGAAAATATGAATCCTCTTGATGTCCCTGAAGCTGATTCTTCTTTTGTTATGTTGAATTTGGGTAAGTTGGAAGATTCTTTAAGTATAGGAGATCTTGATTCACAGCCGCCGCCAGGGAAACAAGTTGAAGAACAACCCGAAGCTAAGCAGTTATATCGGGACTTTTTTACGCGGACACTTCCTTCTAGACAAACAGTTATTGTGCGTGATCGAATTGCAAAACGCTATGCTCCGTTAATTCGAGATGCTGCTCAAAATATAGTTAATCGGGAAGCAAAAGCAATTAAAAATAGAATACACGCAAGAGATATTGACTCATATGATATTTCATTATTCTTAGATGAGTTTTATGAAAAGTTTCCTGAATATATTGAACGAAAAATGGGA